ACCAGACCATCCGCACGCTCGTCATCCGCAAACCGAAGCCGCTCAACCTGCGCGGCATGAAGGTGGTGGACATCCTGCAGCTCGACGTGGACTGCATCGTTACGCTCGCGCAGCGCGTGGCCACGCCGCCGCTCACCGACGCCGAAGCCAAGCGGCTGGACCCGGCGGACCTCACCAAAATCGGCGTGGCGGTGCAGGGTTTTTTCGTCGATCCCTCGACGCTGGAAGCAGCCAGCGCCTGATCAACGATGTGGATGAGGCCATGGCCGACATCGCGCTCGTCTTCCACTGGCGCCCCGCGGACATGGCCGACTTCACGTTCGAAGAACTCTCCGCGTGGCGCGAGCGCGCCCGCGTGCGTTACGAGGTAAACGATGGGTGACAAGCTGCGGCTGGAAGTGGTGCTCGCCGCGGTCGATCGCATGAGCGCCGTATTCCGTTCGAATTCGACGCAGGCGCGCGCGCTGTCGAAGGCCTTGAGCGAAAACCGTAAGGTGCTCAAGGATCTGGGCGCTCAGCGCACCCAGATCGACGCCTTCCGGCAGACAAAGGAGCAGGCCACGCGCCTGGCGGGCCAGCTCAAGGCCAACCACCTGCAGCTCGCCCAGCTGCGTGCGCAGCAGGCCGCGGCGCAGGCGCCCAGCGCCGAGCTCGCGCGCCGCATTGCCACGCTCGACAAGGAAACCACGAAGCTCTCCACGCACTTCGCGGGCCTGAAGGGCAAGCTCAACGAGCAGCGCGCCGCGCTCCAGCAGGCGGGCATCGGCACGCGCGACCTCGCCGGCGGCCAGGCGAAGCTCAACGCGCAGGCACGCGCCACGACGGCATCCATCGACAAACAGCGCGCCCAGCTCGAACGCCTCAATGCCACGCAGGCACGCGCAGCGGCCGCGCGGAAGGGCTACGACAGCGCCATCGGCATCCGAGACAAAACGCTGGGCGCCGGCGTTGCCGCAGCTGCGGCGGGCGGCGGCGCACTCTACGGCGCAAAGCAGATGCTGCAACCCGGCTACGACTTCGACGTCGGCATGAGCCGCGTGCAGGCGCTCACGCGGACGGACAAGGGCGACAAGCGGCTTTCCGACCTGCGCCAGCAGGCGCGCGAACTCGGCGCCAGCACGAGCTTCACCGCGAACGACGTGGCGCAGGGGCAGGGCTTCCTCGCCATGGCCGGCTACACGCCGGAGAAGATCAAGGCGGCCATGCCGCACATGCTCAACCTCGCCAAGGCCGCCGGCATGGACGAGCAGCTCGCGCAGGTGGCGGACATCGCCTCAAACATCCAGACGGCATACAAGATTCCCGCCGACCAGATGGGGCGCGTGGCCGACAGCCTCACCTTCACTTTCACCAACTCGAACGTCGACTTGAACATGCTGGCCGAGTCGATGAAGTACGTGGGCCCGGTGGCCGCCGGCGCGGGGCAGTCCTTCGAAGACATGGCCGCTTCCGTGGGCCTGCTCGGCAACGCCGGCATTCAGGGCTCGCAGGCCGGCACGGCGCTGCGCATGTCGCTGCTGCGGCTCGCTGCCCAGCCGGCCAAGGCGAAGAAGGCGCTGCAGGATCTGGGCGTTACCGCCACGGACGAAAGCGGCAAGCTCAAGGCCATGCCGCAACTGCTCGGCGAAATCAGCAAGAGCCTCGAACAGAAGGGGCTCAACGGCGTGGGCAACCAGACGAAGATCCGCCTGCTCAAGGACATCTTCGGCGTGGAAGCCTCGGCCGCAATGATCGAGCTGCTCGACAAGCAATCGAGCGGCGAGATCGAGAAGTTCTCCGCGCAGATCAAGAATTCCGGCGGCACCGCCGAGACGGCCGCCAAGGTGATGGGCGACAACCTGCGCGGCGACCTCAAGGGGCTCGAATCGGCCTGGCAGGATTTCGGCATCGAGCTCTTCGACGGCAGCAACGGCGCGCTGCGCGGCATCACGCAGGACATCACGGCGCTGGTGCGCAGCGCCGGGCAATGGATCAAGGAAAACCCCGCGCTCGCCGCCGGCATCGCGAAGGTCGTAGGCATCGGCGCCGTGCTGGTCGCATCCTTCGGTGGCCTCGCGATCGGCGCCGCTTCGCTCATGGGCCCCTTTGCCGCCATCCGCTACGGCCTCGGCCTCTTCGGCGCCAAGGGGCTGGGCGCGGTGTCGATGTTCGGCAAGCTCGCCGATGGCATCGGCAAGGCAGGCGGCGCCGTCATGAAAGCGGGGCGGCTCTTCATGGCCAACCCGATCCTGCTGGTCGTGGCGCTCATCGCGGCGGCCGCCATCTACATCTGGCAGAACTGGGACACGCTCGGGCCCAAGTTCAAGGCCATGTGGGACCGCATCAAGAGCTACTTCGCCGGCGCCTGGGCGGCGATCACCGGCTGCGTCTCCGGCATCTGGAGCGAGGTGAAGAGCGCGTTCTCCGGCGGCATCAGCGGCATCGCCGCACTCATCCTGAACTGGTCGCCCGTCGGGCTCTTCTACAGCGCCTTCGCCGCGGTGCTGAGCTACTTCGGTATCGACTTGCCGGCCAAGTTCTCCGACTTCGGCGGCATGATCCTCGGCGGCCTGGTCGACGGGCTCATGAACGGGCTCACCACCGTCAAGGATGCCATCGTCAATGCGGGCGAAAGCGTCGTCGGCTGGTTCAAGGAGAAGCTCGGCATCCACTCGCCCAGCCGCGTGTTCGCGGAGCTGGGCGGCTTCACCATGGCAGGCCTCGAACAGGGCCTCACGGCAGGGCAGGGCGGGCCCCTGCAGGCGGTGACGGATCTGTCGAAGCAACTCGTTGCCGCGGGTGCCGGCGTGGCGCTGGCCGCGCCTGCGTTCGGCATGCCGGCTGCGCTGCCGCCGCTCGACATGCCGGCTTTCCAGATGCCCGCGCTCGAAATGCCGGCGCTGCAGGTGCCCGCGCTCGCGGCACCCCCGCTCGCACTGGAAGCGCCGGCGCAGGACGCGCTGACCGCTCGCCTCGACACGCGCCCGCCGCTCGCCGCGCGCGACGGTGCCGGTGCCGCATCGCCCTCCGTGCAGATCGGCAGCATCGTCATCCACGTCACCGCAGCGCCGTGCATGGACACCGTTGAGCTTGCAAAAGAAGTGCGGCGGCAGATCGAACAACTCCCGCGCACCGGTGCGTACAACGCGGGCCTGCAGGATCGGGACTGACATGAAGCTGCCGAACGTAAGCCTGCCCAACATCGCGGGCCTTCCGGGCGCCTCCGCCCTCGCGTCCGCCGCCAAACGCGGCGCCGCGCCCGCCGCACCGACGGCGGATTCCATGATGTGCCTGGGCGACTTCGTCTTCGAGCTGAAGAGCGCGCCGTACCAGACGCGCAATGACGACTGGAGCTGGCGCCACGCCGAATCCGCGCGCGTGGGCGCACCGCCCGCCACGCAGTTCGCCGGCAAGGATGCGGACAAGCTCAAGCTCTCCGGCGAGCTCTATCCCGGCCTCACCGGCGGCGCCGTCAAGCTCGGCGAGCTGCGCGAGATGGCCGATGCCGGCGACGCCTACACGCTGATCGACGGCCAGTTCCACAACCTGGGCGAGTACGTCATCGAGAAGATCAGCGTCACCCGCACGGACTTCCTTCCGAACGGCACTGCACGCCGCATCGAGTTCAGCATCGAACTCAAACGCGTGCAGGACGAAGCGCCGCAGCCCGACAGCGGCGCCGCGTCGATGGCGAACACCGCGGCATCTGCTCAAGGCCTCGCGGCGAGCGCGACCGCAAGCCTCGGCGCAGCGCTCTCCGGCGGCCTGCCGAGCCTGTTGCCGGGCAGCCTGCCGGACCTCGCCGGCGGTGCGCTAAACGCGCTGGGCGCCGTCGAAGGCAAGCTCTCGTCCGTCGCGGCGGTGGCCGCCTGCGCGGCGGGCGCCAAGGCGGCCATCGGCGCCGGCGCGGCCGAGATCCGGTCCGCCATTACCGGCGCCATGGCCGCGGCCGCGAAGCTGCCCGTGGCCACCGTGGCGGCCGCGATCGGCGCGGACACGGCAGCGGCCGCCGTCACCGCCGCCGCGAACGCCGCGGTGAAGGCGACGAAGGGCGTGCTGAAGTGGTAGCCGCGCGCGCCGGCATCCCGGCGGAGCCGCGGCTCATCTATACGCTCGTCATCGACGGCCGCGACCGCACGCACAACATCGCCCCGCGCCTGATCGAGCTGACGCACACCGACAACCGCGGGCTTGAGGCGGACACGCTCGAACTCACGATCACCGATCACGACGGCGCCGTCGAATTCCCGCCGCGCGGCGCCAAGATCCGCTTCGCCTTCGGCTGGCTCGGCGGCGCGCAGCACACGGGCCTGGTCGACAAGGGCGAATACACCGTCACCAAGCTCTCGCACAGCGGCGCGCCCGACGTGCTGCGCATCTCCGCCGCATCGGTCGACCTGCGCGAGAAGATCCTGCAGAAGAAGGACTATTCGTTCCACGGGCAGACTGTCGGCGCGATCATCGGCAAGATCGCCGGCGACAACGGGCTCGAACCCGTCGTGAGCGCCAAGCTCACGGGCGAGCACGTCGAGCACATGGACCAGACCGGCGAATCCGACACCAACTTCCTCACGCGCCTGGCCGAACAGTTCGACGCCATCGCCACGGTGAAGGCGGGGAAGCTCCTCTTCATCCTGCGCGGCGAAGCCACCACCGCCAGCGGCCAGCCGCTTCCCGTTCAGACGATCACCCGCCGATCAGGCGACCAGCACAGCTACGAGATCGACGACGGCGCCAACTACACCGCCGTCACCGCCTGCTGGCACGACCGCGCCACCGGCAAGAAAGGCGAAATCACCGTCGACAAGGACAGCGAGTTTGTTCAGGAGCACGCGACCACCTCGACGGGTAAGACGAGCAAACGCACGCACACCGAGATCAAGCAGAAGGTGGCGCCGAGCACCGATCGCGCAAAGGTGCTGCGCCACACCTACGCCACGCGCACAAACGCGATACGCGGCGCGAAGGCCGCGTTCGACAAACTGCAGCGCGGGGTGGCGACGTTCTCGATCAGCCTGGCCGTGGGCAACCCCGAGTTGTTTCCCGAGGTGCCCGTGGCGGCGCGGGGCTTCAAGCCCGAGATCGACGAGACGGATTGGCTGGTGACGAAGGTGACGAACCGGCTCGACAGCGCGGGCGGGTACGGGCAATGCGTGGAGTTGGAGATGCGGATCACTGGGGAGGAGCGCTGAGGGTGCCGATTAGATCAGGCGCGACCACGCGATCGACGCAAGGCTGTGACACGCGCCGGAAGGACGTAGTGGTACTCCAGCAAGAGACGGGTGAATTCCATAACCTCATTGGCAGCGTCGCGACTTGCGCCAAAGTCCTCGTGGACTGCGGAGTTGCCGAACTCTCTTACCGCATGCGCCCAATGGCGCAACGCATTTGGAACGTCCAAACCGTCGATGCGCCTGGCCAGCGGGCCGTCGCCTTCGCCCACGAGAATCTCAACCGTTTTCCGAAATCCGACGATCGCCAAGTTGTGCGATCCCCCTTGCAGCGCATTCAACGCCTCGTTGAATGCCGTCTGTACGTTCGTGGGAACCGCATCGTGAGCGAGCTCTCGCTGAGGCGACGGATAAACCGCGCTGATGTCGACATGCAGCGCTATGTCGCCAATATAAGACTGGAAGAAGTTCGCCTCATCCATATGCTTGCCTTGGATTTGAGTGCTCTTGCGCTGCACCTCGAACAAGCTAGTGCTGTTGCACTCCGGGCAGCGCATCGTCAATTGCGCCGGACCAGTACGGACGCCGTCACACTGGGGGAGGTTGAAGTGCCGCACCATGAGGTGCACCCGCATGCCACACCGCGGGCACACATGTTTCAGCGTGGGAAGGATGATCATGAACGGTGATGTAGTTCGGGCCATGGACGAATTGTCCGCTGCCCTCCAACATTCTTGCAATGAGTCTTTGTCGGTCGCGATAGCACAGCTCCAGAATGCGATCGAACAGACTCCAGTCGCTGTGGCGGTTGATGCTGTGCTTCACCTGCTATTAATTCAGCATCGCCGCATTTACACCGCTAGAGTGACAGCGCCGCAACAGGAGCCTAGCCTTTGCACGGGGATTGCAAGTCTCGCGCCGAAGACCGTGGAAGATTGGGGAGGCGAATCGCAATGATCGAGTCGTTGGGGATTTCTCGCTGCAAACAGCGATCCCCTTGCTCCATCCGAATCACGGTTAGCTTACCGAATCCGCGGAAGAGTACCGTGCCTACCCCCACGCTCTGGAAGTCTTTTAGGGTAGGAAGCCCGTCAGCAGGAGCGGCATGCTGAAAGAAGCCGTCGTAAGGCTCTTTCAAGAAGATCGCTGCCCGTTCGACGCGAACGTTGGTCAAGCGCATGCCTGTCACGAGGGTGAAGTTACCCAACCATCCGATACCGACGGGGAGCGCGACAAACGCGATAAGGAGGTATCGCCGAGCTTCGACGAGCTGGCGAATCTGATTGCGAAGCTGCTTTTCTGTATCGACGGTTTCTAGCATTAGCCGTTGGGAACATGCGCGCAGTTGCTTTTCCACCTCCGTCATTCCGATGTAGCTGATGGTCAAGCATGCGGAAAGACAACTTAGGGCGAAGTAAGCGGTGCCTTGCTGCCCGCTTTCCTTTTCCGCGATATACATAAGGAAGATCGCAATGGTCGCCATGAAAACTAAAAGGAATGCACGCGAACACCACTCCAAAACATCCAAGAAGGCCAGTTTCTTCGGAAGCGCAGTCTTTCCTCGTGCCAGGCGGACAATCCACGAAACTGAATAGAACGGTAATAGCCCAAGGCAGAGGCATGACACTGAAAACAAAAGGTAGATTAGCGCAAATCCGAACGCAACCAACACAAAAAGCGAGCCATCACCCAGGGAGAAGTCCTGAGGGAGATAGTCGATGTGCATGGCATATAGAAGCAGAAAGGCCGCTCCTAGGGCGATGCCAGCAGAAACGGATGCCTTAAGAATGGAACTCGTGTTTTTCAAAATCCACAGGACTGACTCTCTTACAGTCTCCGGCTCGCTCCCATCGATTGTCTTATCTATTTTCATGCTCATGATTCAGTCGGACGGTCGTTTTCTCCAGCGTCTAAAAGGCTGGGGTCAGGTTTTGTCTTTTGTGAGTAATAACACCACTGCGGCAGGAAGTAAGAGCTGATGTCGACTGTTCTGCGCAACTATTCCGGGAGTTCTGTAGTAGCCTTCTTCGATTTGAAAAGGCGAACTGGGACGTTATCCGCCAAGGAAAGTTCAAATGCAGAGGAAATATCTGCCGGGCGAATACGAACCCAGGGATCCGACAGTTCGTCCACAGAAAAGACCTCGCCAAGATCGAGATTGAATTCTGAGTTGTCAATACTAAAAGCTCTTTTTTGCAAATCGAGAAGCACGTACCCGTTGGCGAAGATGCGAATGCTATCCAGCTTGCTTGCAAGCGATCTATTTAATATTGGCATCAGCATGCATTCGTCGAAGTCCATAAGCGACAGTTCCGGCTGAACGCGGATAAAGCTGTTTGTGGTATAGGAGATAACGATATTCTCGACGCTCTTCACTCCCACGCCGGAACCGCATCCGATGAGCGAATATATCTCCGTTTCAGAATCGTCATCAATATCTGACTCAGAAGGCTCATCTTGTTCAGGCGTGCCATCCCACGCCACCTTCCATTGCCCGGATGCGATTCCTGAAGCGATTCCAGGGTGTTCCGGCGTTTTGATATCAGGTCTGAATCTATGGGCTTTGTCTGTCTTGCCTATTAGCAGTCCGAATATGCCTAGTTTCGGCTCGCGCAGGTAGATTGAGCAGAAAGCACGAAAATGTCCGATCTCAGTCGCGTCGTAGTTTCGGTCCAGCCTCAAGTGGACGTGCAATCCCAAGATCGGTCGCCTGGCTTCTTGAAGAAATAGAAGTTGGGATAGAGTCGAATGTACCTCTTGAAATCCGGTCGTAATGATTGACTGTATTTCGTCGCCCCATTTTGCAAAAAAACTTGCCTGTTCGGATTCTGACATTGCGATATTCAGGAACTGGAAGCGGGCAGCAAACCCGTCTGGACTATCAAGAGAGACTCTGAGGCGTTCCCGGTCGAGTATTTCGCAAGCAGAAAAGCCCCTCGCCTGTGCTTCGCCCACGAGAGCAGTTTTCTCTCCAGCGCTAAAGTTGACGTTGGTGAAGAAGACAAAAACCGACGGTCTCGGATCTGCGCCCCAGGCGCTATCTAGATCGTCTCGAAACTTAGCGCGAATCGCTCGCTTCTTTTCATCGACGTCCGCAGCCTGATTGACAAACCCAACTGCACCGTACGTTAGTTCTGAACCGCGAAACTGTGCCTCGATGTCTCTCCCGCCATCAGGACCGCCTCTAGGGTGGCGAGGCCTAACGCTCGTGAAGCGTTTGTCCAGTGCGAGGACCGCTAGACAAAGCTGCTCACGATACAACTGGTTGGTATCGAGGTAGCTCTTTAGCCTCTCATCGGTTTCGTAAGGCACGCGATTCATCCCAAGTTAGAGTTTTTCCCGATAGCCCGCCGCCGTACGGGCTGCGGGCTCGGAGAACGCAGGGTTATTCTTTGCGGAACGTCCACGTAACCGTTCCAAGCACCTCAAACGCATCCACCATCGGCGGGTAGCCCTGGTTCAAGGCGCGCAGCCAGCGCCGGCCGGCTTCTTCCATGAAAACGCGGAAGACCAGTGAACCATTCGCGAGGCGCGCCATCACGCGTTCGCCGTTGGCGGGCTGACGGCGCGCTGGATCCACCACGATCAGGCACCCTTCGGGATACGTTAGGCCCGAGGGCGAGGCCATCGAATCGCCCTGCACGCGCAGCGCAAAGCTCTTCTCATCTTCCTGCACAAAGGGAAGACGCTCCTCGGCATAGCCGGGCGCGTTCATATCGGTTGTTTCACTCCACATCGCTGCTTGATTCCATGAAATAACAGGGATCGAGCGTGTGAGCACAGGCCCTGCTGTGAGGGCCATCGGCGAGTTCGGTGATGCTGCGCCTGCTTGCGGGAGGTCATCCGCAGCGTCAGGAAGCGGAGCAGATCGCTTCTGATTCTTCTCGCCCGGTTGAGGGCCTCTGTTTAGCGGATGGTTCGGGTCGGTGGTGTTGCGCGCGCCGCTGGTACCGAACGACTCGGGCGGCAACTCCCTCAGCGTCAGAGATCCGAGGGGAAGACGTGCGATGTGTTCGATCTTCCCCTGCAGATCTTCGTCGAGCACGCCCGTCTCGCGGGCGGCCTCGATTCGGGACGCGTCGGCCCCGATCAGCGAAGCAATCTTGTGTGGCGGCCCGATGCGCGACAGCCATTCCAGGGCCGCGCCAACGTTCCGCGCGACCGCGTCCTGATCTTCCTTCGAGCGATCAAACCAGCCGGGAGCCAGGCCAAGCGCCTCCTCCAGCTGTCGTGTGACCTTCTCGCCCATGTTCCTTCGCTGCGTTTGCCACGCGGACACCTGCGCCTGAGGGCGGTCCAGCGATTCGCAGAAGGCGACTTGCTTTCCTTCGAACCACGCGTCGATCAGACGGTTCAGGTTCGTGCGGCGTCTGTCATAGGTATTCATGTAGACATCATCTGGTATTAGAAACTATACGAAAAATATCAAACGCTATTTGTCTCTGAATGAATACCATCACGCTCTGAAAAAACTACCAAGTGGTATTGCCATGAAGATGCTTCATCGTTACCTGCTGTCCCTCACCGTCGAGCAACGCGCGGCCTTTGCTACTGCGGCTGGAACGACGTTGGGCTACCTGAACAACGCTCTATACCGCAAGAACACGCCCCGCTTCGACGGCGCACTGTGCCGTCGCCTCGAAGAGGCTTCGGAGGGAGCTGTCCCTCGGGAATCGCTTCGCCCGGATATCTGGCCGGAGCGCGTCTCAGCAGGGGGTGCCCAATGAACACGAACACCCCGAGCCAAGCGGTTCGCCAATCCCACAAGACGCCGGGCGCGCTCCCGATTGCTGCCGGTGTCTCACTGCTCCGCCTCCCCGCTGTCCTGCCGCGCCTTGGCATCGGCAAGACCACGTTCTACCGCTGGATCAAGGAAGGAACGATGCCGCCCGGCATCACGCTCGGCACCTGCGATACCGCGCCCTGCGTGTGGCCGTCGGACGAGGTCGACACCATGGTGGGGGCAATCATCGAAGGGCAGTCCGACGACGAGCGGCGGGCAACGGTGGCGAACCTTCTCGCTGCTCGCCGCGCCCGCGTCCGCGCTGCACACAACGCTTAGCCGCCGGGGCGTTCGCCTCGGCAGTTGTCGTCGCCCGGTCTCGTCACCTGTACGGCCGGGCTGCTCAAAACCGTGAAAGGGAGAATCAGCATGAACGCAAAGACCTGCACCACTAAGCGCAACGTGGCCCCGTATCTGGCGAAGTACCTGCGGCGCTGTGACACGAAGGCGGCCTGGAATGCGGCCACCAAAGACATCGCGGCGCAGGTGGCCAACGGCCGCCTGCAAGTGACGGCCGAGCCCCCGCGCCGCGCTGCCTGAGCGGTCAGAAATGGAAGCGGCAGTCGTAGCCTTCGGCCGACGCGCGCAGCGATTGCTCCAGGCGGTCCTGCATGCCCAGTTGCTGCAGGCCACCGACGAGGTCCATGTATTCGCGAAGCCCGAGGGCGTGAATGACGCGATAGACCTCACCCGTCTGATTTTCGATGGCGAAGGACATCGTCTTGCCGCCTCCGTCGATGGTGGCCTCCTCCATGGCCTTGCTTACCTCGGCGTCGTAGACCGGGACTGCCGCTCCTTGCACGTATCTGGATTGCATGAATGCTCCTTGCGCTGTCGTAGGAGGCCGCAGCGTAGGAGGCGGGCGGGGCGCGTCGTCGGCGGCACATCAATGAATGCGCTGCCGCGCCGCTTCGACCAGCGAATTTCGGATCAGTCCCACCCGGGGGCCTGTGCCACGCGCGGCCGGGCGACCGGCCGCAGCGGGCCCCATTACGCAGAACAGGAGCGGTGAGCGATGGCTTTCTCATGCCCGCATTGCAAACAGACCGCCACCCGCGATACCTCGCGGGCGGTTTCCGTTCTGACGAAGGAGGCCTACTACCAGTGCAAGAACCTGGA